CATTATATATATTATCATGGTGAATGTCAACCATGTTTGTGAGGATTTTTTTATGCTAAACACAACCTGTAAAGAAATAACTGTTGACCTAGGTAAGAAGATTTACGTCTTTGACAATGTATTCGAGATGGATTGGAGAAGACAGTCTTTTATTTTTATCATGAAATCTAATTTTGGTATTGGATGGAACGATCAAGAAGATCCGCACAACGCTTCTCATGTTTATCTACATTCGAGATACTCTGAAAAAGATGTTGAGAACTACGGCATATTGAACCAGATCAGAGATCCTAAAATGCTTTCTCTAATCGAAGGTAAAAAACTTCATCCTACAATAGGTGCGACAGTCAATCTATCGACACCGACGGACACCTATTTTGCTCATCCACACCGTAACACCACACTACTTTATTATGCCAATCCTTCATGGAAAGAAGAATGGGCCGGCGAAACGCTGTTCTTCAATGAAGATGTTTCTGAGGTGGTCTATACATCGATCTATAAACCAGGAAGAGTTATTATCTTTGATGGTAGCATACCACATTCATTAAGGCCACAATCCAAGATAGCACCACAATATAGATTCACATTTGCTTTGTTTTTCGAGGGTGATCCGCCTCAATAAGAGGACGGTTTCTTAGACCAAGGGTTTATGCTTACTGCAAATCTCATACCTGTATATGGATACACATGATGTTCTATACCAGGTGAGAACGCAACCAATCTATTTGTTATAGGTGTAAATCTTAAATCTTTTGAGGTGAAATCACCACCTTCAAGATTGTGAATCATCGCATAGTAAACGATGCTACATTTGGGAAACGAGAATTGGCCCGTCTCATTGAATAGTTTTTCATCTTTATCGTAGTGCCATGAAGGAGCATGTTGCTTCAAATCATTGCACCAAATTTCATAACCGAGGATATCACTCAAATCAAAGTATCTACCAACGATATTCAAAACCTGAGTGATATTCTCGTCATAGTCTTTATCATACCATCTAATATCACCATTATGATAATCAAATTTGTTCAGTAGATATGAACAAAGATCGTCTGATAATGCGTTATCGATTATATGAAAAGACATTTTGACCTCAAAGAAAAATCGATGGGAACGAGTGTCGACCCTCTTTTCAGCACACGGGTTACCAAGGTTATGTGGTTTCTACCACCCCGACCTCGCCTAGAATCCAGAGGTATCAAACGAGGATACTTGTCTCTAAGCCGGCTACCATGCTGCCCATCGAATTGGTTGCAGAGGATGGAATTGCACCATCGGCCTTTTGGGTATGAGCCAAACGAGCTACTACTGCTCCACTCTGCTATACTGATAATAACTTCCCGAATCCCAATCAGAATAACCAAAAAGCTTTCTTAGTCTAAAGAAAGTATTTGATTTATGCGGAAATACTTCTGTAAAGTATTTAAAATTGTCATAATCAAAACAACTATTCTGAAAGATGATCAGAAAGTCTTGATTATAAAAATAATTCGCAATCTCATTTCTATAATTAAATGGAACTTCTGATAAACTCCATGTGCCTATGAATAGTGTTTTTCTATTCCACGGGATCTGGTTATAATGTTGTGCAATCTTGGCCCATCCATCCAGATAGTAATTTGAGATTCGAGATATTTCGGGTAAATCATAGATGTAATAATCACCCTCAAAATTCAAATCTCTTATTACTCTGGCCGTCTCACCAATACCAGCACCGAACTCCACTATCTGTTCATAATCATAGACCGACTTGTTTGACATTTGCTCAAAGGTCAGTATGTGGTGTGCCGATTTTAAAGTCCAAGAAGAACATTCTACATGACCAAAAAGTTTGCGTTTGGTCCTTTCATATGATTCTTCCGTATGACCTAAGAAAGGCTCTTTTAAAACCTTGAACCATAAGTCTCTCATAGATGGAGAAACTCCTAGTAGAAGATTTGTGACTTCACTGGCGTACAATTCAGAAAATTCATTCTCAACATAGATAGGAACTGATCTTACAACATCCCAATTCTTAAAATTGGAAAGATTTGTTTCAGCATTAAACTTCTTTTTTGTCTCAGACCAAAATGAATTTTCTGTCATGATATTCCATAAAATGGTGCCCGCAGCAGGACTCGAACCCACCACCTGATGATTACAAATCAACTGCTCTACCTGATGAGCTATACGGGCGAAACTGTGGGAGCTAACCATGGCTCCCTGCGAGTCTATTTATAGAGACCAACCTAGAGGGTTCGACTAATCCCTGCACCCACAACAACTTCTTATTTATTAAAACTTATAGCTTGCGCCAAGTGTAACTACGTTCTCATCCTGCTTGCGCTTAAAGTCTGAGATATAGCGATAGCGACCGTCAAGATCGATGCTTGGGCTCAACTCGAAGCGAAGGCCAGCACCAACATTCCAAACACCTTCATTCTTAAGGTCAGCAAAACGATAACCAGCACCAGCGATAGCATAAGGTACAACATTAAAGAAAGGCAACTTCATCTGTGCGATTCCGTTACCCATGAACGTGTGGGCTCGGTTGTTTGAATGATTACTGTGCTTGTAGTCGTAGGTAACTTCAGCTCTTGCCAAGCTACCAAACTCATAACCACCAGAAGCGGTAACACGAACATCATCATACCAAGGCTTAGTGCCGTAAATACCACCAACAGCAAGACCACCATACCAAGAGGTATCACCCATTGGATCGGCAATACGAGTAGGAGGAACAGGAGCAGACTTACTAGGAAGATCCGCAGCGATAGCAGAAGTAGCGAGAAAAGTCGCCACGATAGAATACTTGATAAACTTCATTTTACTTCTCCGATTTTAACTTACCATGATAGTGATTGCTGCAAGTTTGTCGATAACCACCATCTTCAGTAGGCCACCCACAACTTATATAGTCGTAACATCCAGGTTCGTCACAACATCCGACTAGAGATTTTATTTTATCATATCCCTCGGTTTTGGCAACCTCTACGATTTGATCTTTAAGATTTAAATCAAACTCATTAGAGATGGTCATTCCATCAGAACAAAGAGGAGCATAGGCCTCCGTACCAAAACCAAGACGATCATAGATTAGATAACGATAAGAACCACCTTCTTGAGCATGTTCAACAATCTTTCTGAACACCCATTTGGTGACGGCAATCTTGAGTTCATTATCACACTCATCCGCCATCTTCTTCATATCTTCATCCAACTTAGCAAAAGCTTCGCGCAGGTTTTCCATGATTTCACCTAGATCATCATTACTCATTGTGTCAACCTTTCAACTTCTAAAACGCAGACACCTCTTTCAAAGCATCCTATGGCCTTGGCCGCTCCTCTAGAGAGGTCTAGATGTCTACCTTTTAAAAATGGACCACGATCATTGATTCTCACTATAATCGTTTTGTCTCGGTATGTCAACCTCAGTTTTGTTCCAAATGGTAATGTTTTATGTGCTGCTGTCAAACCATCAGGATTGAATTTCTCACCACTTGCTGTTCTTGTTCCGTGCATGTACCAGCTTGCTACCATTTTCTCCTTTTCATATACATTTCTATCTTTGAAAACTGAGCAACCGCCAAGCGCGGCCGCACAGCATAAAATGAATATTTTTTTCATTGATTTATCCTTGATCTGGTTATAATTTTAAAAAAAATAACCAGCATCCCTGGTGTGTTTTGAAATAATAGACATATATCTATTTAGTATGGCGGCCAGTAAAGGATTCGAACCCTTAACCCTCGGTTCCGTAGACCGATGCTCTATCCAGTTGAGCTAACTGGCCGTTTTCATTTCTTTCAGATGCTCTTTCTTCAGTTCTCTGTCGCGCAGATCGAGACACCAGCAACATTTACAATGCCTGAGCTTGTATTTTTTCCCTTTCATATTAACATTACCAGCACCATAAGATGGGCTTTTAACCATATTCTATCCTTTTTTGGAGGTGCCTCCCGGAATCTAACCGGGTTCTCAAGGTTTTGCAGACCCGCGCATTAACATCCTACTCAGGCACCTTTACTTGATGCTTTTTAAGGGCTCTACCGTTTGGACATATGCAATAGAAAACTCCACCACATTCAGTACCAGCAGGTGACTTGACCTTATTTCTGGTATCAATGAAGCCATGATTTCCACACAGACCGCATAAGTTCTTCACGACAAACTCATCGAACCACAAGTCAGCAAGTTTACTCTTTCGCATGATATACCTCAGATTGGCTGGGGAACAAGGATTCGAACCTCAGATAACGGAGTCAGAGTCCGCTGTTATACCACTTAACTATTCCCCAATATACTGGTACCACATAGCGGAATCGAACCGCTCTTACTAGGTTGAGAACCTAATGTCCTAACCGATAGACGAATGTGGCATACTTGGTCCTCCGTATCGGATTTGAACCGATGATCTCCGCGCTTGAAAGGCGGGTATGTTTGACCGCTACACTAACGGAGGAAATTTGGTAGACCCTGCGGGATTCGAACCCACGACCTGCGGTTTAAAAGACCGTTGCTCTACCTATTGAGCTAAGGGTCCAGAAATCTCTGGCTCGGGGTGATGGGCTCGAACCACCAACACACGGATTCAAAGTCCGTAGTTCTACCAATTGAACTAACCCCGAATGGTGCTTCCTACTGGTTACGATCCAGTGTCTAACGATTATCAGTCGTTTGCTCTCCCATTGAGCTAAGGAAGCAATGTTCTAAATAGTATATAGTAAACGAAACCAAATGTCAAGGTGTCATCGTGGATTCTTTTTTCAAACTAGTTGCTGATGTAGGATTTCCTATGGCCGCTGCGTGTGCAGGCGGCTATTTCGTATTCCTAACAATGAAGTTCATTCTAGCAGGTGTTACCAGTTCTGTCAATGGCCTAAAAGGCATAATCATGGCACTCGACAACCGTGTTAAAACGATGAACCACGATGTTATCAGAATTGATACACTCGTTTCAAATGCGTTAGGTGTGAAGCCTGATGTTGACCGTATCGCCCGTGCGGACGGTAAGAATGATGCCCGCAGAGACTAATAAGGAGTAAAACATGTCGGACGCACCAAAACCCCTATCTAGAAGTGAACGTGAAGCCATTATCAAAGATAAAGCCGGCTTCGTGATCTCTGTATTTGCGCTAATACTAGCATTTAATACTTACATTGGCAATGGTCTCAGCGGCACAATTCTCACTAATACAATCAAAGCCAATGATACATGGTCATTCTATCAGGCCAAATCAATTAAGCAAACTGTAATTGAAAATTCAGCCGAAGAAGCGGCAGCCCGTGGCGATAAAGCAAAAGCTGAACAGCACAGAGCTACAGCCGCTCGTTACGAATCTGATCCTGCAACAGGCGAAGGTAAGAAAGAACTAATGGCAAAGGCTCAGGCTCTTGAAGCCGAGCGCGACCTTGCTAAAAAGAAATCTCCATGGATCTCATTCGCTGGTTCTACGATGCAGATGGCCATTGTCTTAGTATCCGCCTCTATTGTTGCCGTGAGTTCGGCAATGTTCTGGGGTAGCTTTGGTGTTATGGCAATCGGCGTTCTATTGATGACCCAAGGCCTATGGTTATGGATGTAATCAAGCTTATAACATATACTGTATATGCAATGGTTATGATTTGTTTTGGTCTTGTCTTACTTGTAGCAATGGATTTTGCAAATGGCTGATGTAGCAGAACTAATTAACAAATATGGATTTCCCATAGTAGCCGCAGCTGGTATGGGTTATCTGATTTATTATGTGTGGGTGTGGGCTACAGTAGAGGTTAAACCTGTTCTATCAGAAGCCAACACCGTTCTTATTGCTTTGATTGATCGTATTCGTATGTTAGACAACGACCTGATTCGTCTGAACCAGAAGATCAACATCGTTCTACAGTTGCGTGGTAAAGAAATTGAGTCTGAGCGCCATCTACATGACGTAGAAACGGCTTCGAAAGCTCAGAAGCGAGAACTAGAAGCGGCTGAGAAACAAGTCAAGGCCGCCGAGGAACTAGCAGCGAAGCATCATGGTAGTACTATCGAAATAGATCACATTACCATAAAGAACCCAGAGCAACAACCCAGCAATCAGCCAGACAAGAAAGATACTAAAAAATAATATCTTACTTGGTGTTGGTACGATATATTCCATCCCAATCTCTCGGTAGAGGATTCTTTCTGTAGTCCTCTATTCTCTCTTTCATCATTTCATAATAATCTTTCATATCACCACCAAATGCGGTCTCAAGATATTTGAAGGCCTCGTCACACTTTGCCCATCTCTGTGCGCGATAGTCTTCAATGAACTGCTTATGTGTGCGAGAATATGCTATGTTTAGACCATTCTTAGGTACGATAGTGTAAATGTTTACACCCTCTGTCTTACCTTTAACTGCAAGACAATCAAGCTCTAGACATAGATAGTCGTCTTTCACTAATTCATATGTTCTTTGCCCAATAACGAGCTTGACATGGTAGGGCTTTGATTGCCCTTCAAGGCGTGATGCAAGGTTAACAGAATCACCGAGACAAGTATAATCGAATCTTTGAGAAGATCCCATGTTTCCCACCACCACACTGCCCGTATTAATACCAAGCCCCATACCAAAAGCAGGAACACCTTCACTAGAAATTTCTCTGTTGAATTTTTCCAAGTCACCTAACATCTCCAATGCTGTTTTTACTGCGTGTTTCGCATGTTCCTTATCATCTAGAGGTGCGTTCCAGAAAGCCATCTGAGCATCACCAATATACTTATCTAATGTGCCGTTGTTCTCAAGTATCTTAGCAGTCATGGCCGTCATATAACGGTTCATGATTTGAGTAAGACCTTGAACGTCTGCACCATAGTGTTCTGATATTGTAGTGAACCCACGAACGTCTGTGAACATAATTGATAGTTCACGAGTTTCACCACCTAGTTTTAGTAGCTCTGGATTCTTCTGAAGTTTCTCAACTAGTGCTGGTGATAGATATGTGCCAAACTGTTTCTTGATCTGTTGCTTTAGCCTAAACTCGCGAGCAAAGTTATTGAATACAAGGTGCCCATATACGAAAGTGCCAGCAAGAATGATATAGCTTGCATCCCATAGTTGCAAATCGGTTTTGAATAAGTAGTATGAGGCATATGATAATCCACCAATGAAAGTGATATATATTGGCACCGTCAACATTACAGACAGTTTTGGAACTATATAAAGCAATAGGAGTAGGATTCCTACTAGTGCTATCCCTTCTAGTATTCGTGATTCTGATGAACGGGAAATAGAAGTACCATCAACCATAGTTTGAAGAGCCTGAGCCTGAACTTCACCGGCCCATTTCTCACCTAGAGGTGTGGCTATTATGCCGCCCACACCTTCGATAGTCAATCCAAGAACAACAATCTTTTCTCTAATGTCACCATCTATCTTTGCATCATCATCTGTAGCATCGAATGTTTGAAACTTATTATTCCAACTCATCCATATACGGCTACGCTCGTCTGTTTTAATGGCAGGAAATGCAGGTACTCTTACAGCCTCAATACCAAATTCATTCGTCTTTATTTGATAGGATGGATCGCCCGCAGCAACTCTGATAGACTCAAGAGGTATAGACGGATACAGATTACCTGCAATAGAAACGACCAGAGGCATACGGCGAACGACACCATCCACCTCAGGAACTGTTGCGACCACACCAACTCCTTCGGCAGCGGCGGCATACTGGTCAAGAGGTCGTAATCCGCCAGGCCAACGATACACAGAACTGGCAGGGTCAATAGGACCAATAGCAGCAAAACCACGACGGACGCTATCTGGTCGGTTGTTTTGTGTGGTTGGGACTTGGGCGAGGACAACACCTTCGAGTTGTTTTGTGAGTTCATCGTCATGACCAGCTCTATCCTTTTCTGAAAAGAGTATTGGTGCTACGACCATCAAAGCACCGTTATCTTTCAACTTCTGAATTGTATTAGCTATATCTCTGCGATCAAAAGGCCACTGACCAAACTTCTCTACGGATTTCTCACCAAAGTTTACGATGACCACTTCTTTAGATTGTTTAGAAGGCAAAGATGTGATAAGATAGTCAAACGTCTTCAACTGTAACGTCTGAATAGGGCTTGGATTGTAGACATAGAGAGCCACCAAAAGGCAAACGCTAACAAGAGCTGCCCATGTGCTAGTAAGGTATTTGCCTATTGTTTCCATCATTTCGATTGCCTTATGATTATTCTAGATGATCCACCATCACCAATCTTAGCCGAATTAATTTCTTTATTTCTCTGCAACTCAATAGAAGCATTACCATTTTGACCAAAATCGATAGTGAAGTAGTTATTCACATCATTCTCAGTTCTGGCCAGAGTATTACCATTCTTTTTCTCTACAATAATAACTGGTGTGGCTTCTTGCTTCTGTTCTTTCTTATTCTGTATAGATATTTGTTCTTTTTCTATTTGATCAGATTCTTGCTTGGCTTTCTGCGATTCGGCCCTATCATGTAGAGCCATTCTCACTTCTTTTGGTACAGCAACAATCAGCAAGTTATTTATCTGCTTATCGGTGATATTTGATATTTTAACTGGCTGAATTGGTGCTTGTGTAGCTTGTGAAACATATGTGGCTGTATATGGTTGATCCAGTACCACTGTGCCTGATAGTGATGTAACCTCAATCTTACCTGTCACACATCTGGTTCCTTGGCAGCTAGGCACAAGAACAACAAGACTTCTTCCTATCTCATCGACGGTCATATTGAAATCAGTACCACGAACCGCAATAGTAGCAGTTGGTGTCTGAATATCTACGGCTTGTGGATTAGCATGTGCAATCTGGCCTGAGGCATATCTGACCGTACCAAAACCTACCTTAAGCCCTAGTTTACCGCCTGATTGGTTAGGATTAAATACGAAATCATCAATCAAGAGCTTTGAGTTCTCTTTGATCATAACCTTCGTATCATCTTTAAACGAAATATCCACCGTAGAGTTTTTAGTCTCTACGGTGTCCATCGATTCAATGTCTGCGCCTTTACCGCCTTCTAATACATCCTTGTTTCGCTTGATTGAAACTGAAGGACCTTCAAGTGTTCGGATTTTGCCTATTTCAGCTAGACTAGTTTCCGGTATGAACAGTAATATTATTAGAAGTGCCAGTGACCTGCAACTTAACTGTGCTGTCAATAGTACCACCCTGTGTTGTTAATACTGTGTTTGAGCCACCAAGTATATTAATGTCCAGAGTGCTGCCTGTACCACCTACGGCATTCATAGTTGAGTTCACATTGTTCGCATCTCCTGTGATGGAGATATTGCTCGTTGAATTAGATTGAGATATGCTTGTTGTAACCTGGTTTGATGTACCAGTAATGGCCAGAGTTGATTTGATATTCTGACCTTTGATTGTCTGACTCACTATGTTTAGATTGCCTGTGACAGTTTCGGCAATTTCAGTGTTCATACAAGATACAATGACATCACCACAATTCAATGTGAATTGGTTTGAGTCACCATTGATTATAGAACTATATTTGTTACCTGAACCAAGTATAGCAAAATTGTGGATGTTGCTGCTACCTGTTTGTTTTACAGTAATATCATTGGTGTCACCAGTGCTTGATGAATAGGTCGTTGGTGAACCAATAGCATTGTTGCTTCCCAACTGTTCAAGTAGGATTGTTGATGATGAACCAATCTGTTTCAGATAAATTGTATTCTGTGCTAAACATGTGCCCGCAGTTGCTAGTATCATAAAGATAGCTAGTAATATTTTCTTCATTTATTCCCCCGTTGTTTATTTGGATTTCCAGAAGCCTTTCTTTTCACCCTGTTTAACCATTTCAACAACAGCAGCCTCTATCGCCCTCTGTGTGGCCAGATTTACACTCTCATTGACAGAGTATCCAGCCTCGCCTTCTACACTCATGGTACCGGCATCAATAAATCTAAGGGCACTAACACTATCACCAAAACTCAATATGGTCTTGGTAGTAGTAACACTTAACAAAACTTCTCCAGTATTTACCGATACAACTCTCAAATTCACTGTGACAAGGTCGGATCTGTATTGACTATTTGGACCAATACCAAATACTCTTACACCAACACCACCACTTTGTATATTGGAATCATATCCAATTACACCACCTTGAATTAACAAACCAGAAAACAATAACGGATCAAGTGGCTTTGCTTTGTCACCTTCATATAGGTCACGCATAGACTTGATTAGCTGTCGTTCTTTTATCAGATTGTCAATATCACCACGCTCAATAACACGGAACCATTTACCATCACCTACATCTTGCAATGCTTTGACTAGGTAAGCATCAGGTGCTTGTGTCACCGCAGAGGAGAACACAGCCAGCTTATCATTTGGTTTTCTCTGACCTGTCTGGTCTTTGAAATTATATACGCTAACCGTTATCTTACCATCTTTTGGTGGTTTAACTTTGTTCTCTTCTCTCTTAAAGAAATCTGGATTGACAACCTTTGGCTGTTCAACAATTCGACCTTTTTCAGAGTATCTTGATGTTGATGCACAACCTGCCAGAGCCAGACAACATAGTGCGGCAAATATCTTTCTCATGTGCTTACCTTATTGAACAAATGTAGTATTCGGCACAATCAATTCAGTTCTACCGTTTGGAGTAACAGTAGTGACTGTGACTGTACCGTTGAGGTTTTTTTGCCATGAAATAGTTGTCGCACCAAAAGTGATAATGCCATGATCGACACCATCACCAAAAATAGAATTTGTTACTTGCTGTGATAGTTGCTGATATACCATCGAATTTAATGTCATAACAAATTGATTAATAGGATCAGATGCAGCTTTAGCGGCCTCTTCAGCTTTGGCTAAAGACGCATTATCTTTAATCTTTTGTTTGTTGGCCTGTTCTAGCTGATAGATGCTAGTAACATGTGCAGTATATCCGCTTCCGTTAAATGCAGGTGAGTTGAATTGAAATTGTATATCGTTTGCTAAAGCAAATGATGAAAAACAAATTAGTATGAAAGATAATAATGTTCTCAAGGCCGTGATCTCCAATTCTCGATTATTTAGCGAACTAAATATCGGCGTTGAGATATAATTCTCAATATAATAATGGAGATATTTTATGACCAACTTGTTGTTCAGCAAGCTACATGATCAAATCGGTATACACAATCAAAGACTAAATGATATACAAGATAGACTTGATGTGATCGACAATAGCCTATCAACCATCGAAGATATGCTTGACGAGATTGAGGCCAAGCATATGATAGAAGAAGAGGAAATTTTTGAGAATGAAATGGTAGACCGTGAGGGAGTCGAACCCCCGACCTACTGATTAAGAGTCAGCAGCTCTACCAACTGAGCTAACGGTCCATATGATGGTAGTAATGTATCTGGCAACGTCCCATTGTAGTGGGCAACTTTCGCTACAAACTTTTATCCCATTCCAGGCGACTGGGACCAGATACATTACGATGTGGTAGTCCGTGACAGGGTTGAACTGCCGACCTTCTCCGTGTAAAGGAGTTGCTACTTCCACTGAGCTAACGGACCAATTTGGCTCCTCGGCGTGGGCTCGAACCACGGACCTAGTGATTAACAGTCACCCGCTCTACCAACTGAGCTACCGAGAAATAAACTTGGCGGAGGTACAAGGAATCGAACCATCAACCTTGCGGTGGCACGGTTTTCAAGACCGTTTGAGCACCTTGCTCGCATACCTCCGTATTCTTATATATGGCACCGGTGCTAGGACTCGAACCCAGAAGAACGGTTTTGGAGACCGTCATGTTACCATTACATCACACCGATGTGGTGCCGCCTCCCGGTTACGATCCAGGTTCTCCTGCTCTTCAGGCAGGCGTGAGTACCACCTTCACCAAAGCGGCCAATTGGTCTTGGCGGAGAGATTCGAACTCCCGACCCTCTGGTCCCAAACCAGATGCGCTACCAGACTGCGCTACGCCAAGTTAAATGTTATAAAATGTCTACAATAGTAGTGTAATCATAGACATTTTATAACACGTTTCTACAAAGACATACCGGCTATCTAACTGCTATCACCACCACTAATTAAGGCCTGTTAAGTGGACTGAGCAGCCTAGCAAGCTTTCCGATAACTCACGCTCCGGTATGCCCGTGTAGAAACATGGTGCCTAATGTTGGCATCGAACCAACTTGAACTGTCTTATGAGGACAGCGAGATTGCCAAAACCTCCCAATAGGCAAAAATGGCGACCCGTAGGGGTAACGATCCCCTCATTTCTCGCGTGACAGGCGAGTGTCTTCACCATGCAGACCCACGGGCCATATTGGTTGGCAGGGAGGGATTCGAACCCCCATTGTTACCCTTAGGGAACAGATTTACAGTCTGCTGCAACACCACCGTCGTTGCCGCCTGCCATCAACTCTTATACTCGTTCAATAGTAGGCTTACCCACCAACTTGAAATTCTTGCATAGTGTATTTATACACTCAAACGCAGACTTCATCGTATCAAAGAACATTTCTCCTTGAGTGAGAAAGCCGTCCTTTGCTTTGTAATCGAAAGTTACCTTGAACATCTTTTCTCTCCTCATCATTACAGGTAGTATATAGTATCTTTTTACGCTTGTCAAGTGGTAGAAGTGTAGAGATTCGAACTCTATGGAAAACGCTAATCAGGCGCTAAAGGTTTATAAGACCTTCCCGTGTACCAACACCCACTTCCAAATTCTCCACTATCTGAGGGCTTTTACCCCACCTTGTCTTTTAACATTCCCCGATAGCGCAGGGCTGAGGTGTATTCTCGAAAGTAGCGTTTCGAACCACTACAGACGATATAGCTTGGTGTTCCCGGAGGGACTCGAACCCCCAACCAGGCCGTTATGAGCGGTCGGCTCTAACCATTGAGCTACAGGAACAAATTGGTGCCCGCGGTCGGACTCGAACCGACACTGTGGAGATTTTAAGTCTCCCGACTCTACCGATTGGCCTACACGGGCTCTTTATCTTTACTCTTTTCCTTCTTAGGCTCAGGAAGCCCCAAGTATTCATTAGCGCGAACCTTGATAAAACGCTTATTCGTTTCATTCTTATTAGGATTCTCGACAGTCAACCAAGGGTTCTTCTTGTCGAGCCAAGCATCCAACTTATGTGAAATGTTTTTCATTATAATCCTCTAAAGAATGGCGATCACTGAAGGATTCGAACCCTCGACCCACAGCTTAGAAGGCTGTTGCTCTATCCGGCTGAGCTAAGTGACCGTGAATTTCATATTGTTTGTGTATTATATAGTAGGCTTTTCAGTTTGTCAAGCGATTTGCCAGTAAATATCGTGTTCAGTTTCGATACTTTCGTTACCGTCATATTCATCAATGCGATAACGGGTTCCAGGTTCAAGCTCGCAGATGACAAGCTTTGCGGCCCAACCATCAGCCTCTTCACCAAGCTCCTCTACAACCTGAACAAGAGCAGGATCTGTGCGACTAATATCATAGTCGCTAATCTCTTCGCCCTTGTCATTCACGACCTGGTCGAATTGAAAACTACCAATCTCACCATTAAGCTTGTAGGTCCAGCCCTTGATCTCAGCATAACGCTGCATAGCCTTCGTAGAAAGACCAAAACCACCAAAGCAAGCATTATATACGATCTTAGTCATTCTGTCAACTCCTCTCGATCTTGTCCAGTAACCAATGCAGCCACACCGACTCATTGGCCAAACGGCAGTTGATGCCCAATTCAAAATCATCATTGATCGGGAACTTCATATCTTCCGCTTTTCTCACATCTTTAAGCCTATCATACAGCACTTCTTTCAGTTCTGCAACCAGCTTTTCGGGTTCTTTGCTAAAAAAATCTGTCATAGCACGATCTGTTTAGAGGACGGGATAGGGAACCAATCTGCATTGATAGATGGCACAAAGAACACCTGCGTCAGGCGCGGTTCATGGCCTTTACCGTAGAACTTGTTCTCAGCATGGAGAACAGTTGCATTGTAGGCCACAAGTCGGTTGAACTGGTTCTTGAACTCTGCTACCTTTGTAAACTGATCATTGTTTTCTGTTACCTTATCAAGATAAAATTGGGCTTTGTCAGGCTGAAACTTGGTGTACATTTCACGCTTGATGTCCAGGTTCTTTTCACGATAACCAGGCACCTTCGGTTTAAAGAGAGAAGTGCCACAATCCACGTCCATGTCTGGAGTGAGGTATACAATACCGGCCATCGGATGATTGTCTTGATGCACCCAGCCGGTATTGAATACACCATATTCGTCGGGCTCAATCATCTGGAAATATGTCTCAACATTCCAGCTGATATGTTGCTTTCTGTAATCATAGAACAAAGCAAAAAGCTTTGATGCAAAATTTTCAAAATATGCAGGCGCAATATCGTAGAGTGGCTTGGTGCGTTTACCAGGCCAATTCTCGTTTGCAGGGCTCTTATTAAACTCTAATGAAAGCGCAAACTTGCGAACCTCCAATGGATCGCTAAAGAACTCATCTACACAAATGGTCGGAAAATACATTAGTCAAATCCTCTCTTAAAAGAAACGTATGAATAGATGCCGAAAATAATGGCAAGAAGAATAGAAAATCCCAGCAAGGGACCAAACATGATCAGAAGGTCGGTCGTGGTCATCATTACTTATCTCCCTTGGTATCAAGCCGAACATTGAAGAACATGCTAAGAGCCACTACAGCAAAGTAGGTCTCCAGAGTGTAGGGTATATCAAGCTTGAACAGAGTATTCAACCCCCAGATGGTCACGAAAGGACCAAAAATGAGGAAGAAGATAAAGGTGATAATACCAACACCAGCAAGGGCTGCAAGAGTGGACTTGATCATATTAGGCTCCTATCACATCGGTCTCGGTTACGAACAGGTCGACATTCTCAGGGAACGAACCGTTGACACGGACCTCCTCTGACCGCATATACGCAAGCTCCTTGGTCGCATATACACCAAGAATGAGAGAGCGACCATCAGGATAGGTCGCGGTCAAGAGGTATACCACAGAACAGGTCATTTCATCACTCCTCAATCATCCCAAGCAGCGGATTCCCATCCATCTCGCCATGCGAAGTACAGGTGCCAATCATCGCCGCCAATTTCATAATCATCTACGAATGGATTATCATCGTATTTTGATAATCCATCCTGATAGGCGCGATATCCTTCTAGGTACGCTTCCGTTCTTTGCATTTCACGAAGCACTTCGTCATCAAACAGTTGGTTCATTCAGGCCTCCAAAACGTAGGGCTTATTCCACTTGCCGACATTAACATGGACATACCAACCAACGTCGAAGTAATCGGTCTGGATATCCGAATTGTCGTGGTTACCATCGTTCAAAGCACGAAGGATCTCTTCAAGAAACTTGCGGATCACCTTGTCGGAGAAATGATCACGATACCAATAGTTGTTGATCTGAATGGACTTTTCAGCGGGGCTACCGAGACGGAAACCACCGGGCTGAGCGCCAACGGTTTCGTTATAGTTACCTATGAAGTCCAGAGTGCCAGACTTGATATTCAGTGAGATGCTACGAAGGTCGGTGGACAAAGTGCCCTTGACACCGTAACGCTTGAGGATAGACTTGACGGCGGGAGCAAGGCGAGCCTTGCGGTCTTGGTTCATGTAAGCCATACTGTATCTCCTTATCGCAGGTAAATGCCCATATTCTTGAGGTTGGTCGCCTTAGCACCCTTACCAAAAACACCACCCTTACCAAGGAAGGTATTAGCAGCCTTGCGACCAGGCTTGGCGATGGTCACCTCACCACCCTTGGCGATGAAGGCCTCAACAAGTTCCTGTAATTGCGAAGCCTGAGCTTGGCGCTTCTGAAGGACATTTCCGTAGATCATGGTAGAACCTCTCTCAATCATCATGGTAGTAGGATACAGGAGTTGGTGGTGGATGCAAGAACTATTTGTTGCCAAGCTTGTTATACCTTAGTCTAATGTCAAATCTTTGACACACGCACATCGGTATTCAACTTCGGCTTGACAATACGGATCAGCTCCCGTTCGCGCTTGTGGGCCTCAGCCTTTCCGCGAACAATTTCAACCACTTGGACCTCGAAGGACTCGGGACCATGCTCCCTGATCGCCTGGCAGAGCTTCCAGTCTAGCCCTTCGGTGAGGGCTCTGCGGACATGCTTCTGCCAACGGCGCTTGAGGGAACGCTTCGGAGAGCGATCCTGGACGAAAGTAACACCAATGTAAACACTCTTGCCAACGGTGAGAGTGTAAATCAGGTGGTTACGGTCGGATCGGGCTTTGCGCTTGACTATCATGGTTGCTACCATAAAGGAACAGGAGGTGGAGTCAACCACTTTCTGTTGCCAAGCTTGTTATACCTTAGTCTAATGTGGCAAAAATACAACAGTGGTTTACACGAAAATACGAGTAAATTCGTCGTTAACATCTGTAACAGAAGGTGTTACACTCTGGAGCATGAAGGAGGGCGTAAATCCTGCGAATCCACCACCTTCGTTATAGAACATGGCCAGATCATAGGCTTCGTCCTCAAAATAGAAGGTGCCTACCACCTGATTGGTGCCAGTCTCAAACACCTGCCAATGGTAATCATTATCAATTTTCACAGATGCAATAACATACTTCATCGCTCTTCTTCCCACGCCTTGATAAGGTTCTCGATGTTGATATTGAGATTATGATTAAGTGTTGCTAGTTCTCGCAGATAGTCAATCTTTTCATCAATCGTCTTCAACTGACGAAAACTTTCAAAGATAAATTCTTTAGCCATATCACACCACCTTCAGTTTCTTGAATTTGTCACGATTGTTAAAGTTACCTTTTTCAAACACAGGTTCTTGCCCAGAATCCATAATATCTACCTGTGCTGATGCTTCAACATCATACAGCCTCATCTTCGCTCTGTCAATACCCACCACAAATCTTTTGTTGGCTGTAGGATCATTGTAACGGTTCTTCAACTGCTTCACTTGGATCTGGTTCAACTGTTCTAGAGTTTCATTGGTGCTCAAGGCAAACATCAAGTCTGCGGTGGCTGGGAGGCCGAAGGACTCTGAGGTGTCTGTGAGTTCGACATCCGAGCTTGCGTATCCGCTTCTAGTTGTTTGTGTAGCACTGACGAGTGGGACATTGAATTCCACAGCCAGCCCTCGTAACTCTTCTGCGATAGATTTGATGTAGGTGTACGAATTAACACCGCCGCCAGGCTTAATGCGACTACTAGCACAAATATTGAGATAATCAATATAGATGATATTAGGTACAAAACTACGCTTAAGTCGCAATTCATTGAGTAGATTCCTGAAATGATTGGAGCCTGCGGCTGCGGTTGGATATTCTTTGATGATAAGTTTACCATGAGCTTTTGCTTTCGCAATCTCAATCTTCTTATCATACATATCTTTGCTCAACTTCTCAAGATCAGCAATGTCAACATTCAAAAGATTAGAATCGATACGTTCGGCGATCTTTTCTTCTGACATTTCCATTGTGATATAGAGAACATTAAAGCCTGCTGATATATTGGCCGCAGCGAAATGACACATAGCAAGAGACTTACCGACACCAGTGCCGGCAAGGATGATGTTTAGTGTTTTCTTAGGTAGACCGTTCTTGGTTATCTTGTTAAAGAAGTCAAGATCAAAAGGTATACGTTCTTCGATACGATGATAGAAATCAAAACGCTGATCGGCATTTTCAAAATAATCATGACCAATATTAGGATCAAACGAAACAGCCAGAGCATCTGTCAACAAAGACGGGATAGCACCTTTCTGTAGCTCTCCATTTTTGTTGTTCATAATTTCGATGGCCTTCGTCATCGCAATATAGATGGCTTTTTCTTGACAGAACTCTTCTGTAGATTTGATCAACCAATCTTCATTGGACTTTTCATCAAAGTTAAAAGAAGCCAAGGCGTTTTTACAAGCCTTAGCCTCGTCTTCAGTAACACCACGGAGTGAATCGATTTCGATAATCAGAGACTCAGTTGTGGGCCTCTGATTATACTCTGCAATAAACTGGTTGATCTGAGAGAAGAGTATCTTGTCTTCACCAATGAAATATTCTTCTTTGATGAATGGTAGAACCTTACGGCAGTAGTCCTCGCTGCTCAACAGGTTCTTCAGAATAGTTTTCTCCAGCGTCATTTGTTCCAGCCTCCGCAGCTTCAAGTACAAGGTGATTAAGGATGAGACCAATATGGTTCGTGAACCTTTGGTCGTTTCTCAGAGTTGTTTCTGAAAACTTACCCATCTCTAAAAGATCATATAAAAACTGAACAACGGCTTCACCATCATCCTTTTCTTTAACAGAAACTTTCACATATCGATATATAACATTTTTATAAGGCCCTGTCAAGATTTCAATTGGTACGGTCTGAATATCTTCTTTAGATACCAAATCATCTCTAAACCGAAAATCACCTTTTTCAATCATTTATCTTCCTCCACGAAATGTAGATAGCTACCAACAATATATTTGTCGTTCGATTCTACTCTATTACCACTATGTAAATATTGCCAACTGGGAGGAAAAACCAACACAGAACCTCTCCTAGGCTTTGCGCTTAGATTGAGTATAGGAAATTCTGTATGGCCATCCTCACAATCATTTAGATATGCGAAGAAAACTAGAAATCTTTTACAGTTTGTAGTTTTATTTGCATCACAATGAGGTGGAAAAGAATCTCCGCTTCCAGCCTCGTACTTCTTCATTCTGAGTTCTTCGAACCCATACTTATTTGGAAAAAGATTGTACTTATCTACATCACAATTTTGCTTATAGAAGTTTAATACATACATGAATTTCGAAACAAGATATTGAATTTCATCTGAAAATATTTCTATGTTCTTTACGAGATTTATTTCTCTGAAAATTCTTTTATCTTCATATTTAAAATCAATAAGTCTATCTTGCGTGGCATTAAACTTGCTGATCAGGTTTTCACAAAATTCAGGTTCAAGTATGTTTTCATACAATCTGATATAGTGAGATAGTTCGTTAGGATTGCTCATCAATATCTTCTACCTCAACAGCACCACCGTAAAGAAACTCTTCTTTGGCACCTTCATCAATACGATCAAGAATCTCCTGTGTGAAATACTTTTCAGGGTTCTTCTTAATATCTTTTTCGAAGCCCTTTGTACCATCAGGAAATTCATATCTGGTTGATACCTTCTTGGCGATACCATAACGCTCAGCCAAGTCAAGCAAACCATAATACTTGTCTAGGCCATTCGCATAGTTCAACCATGTTTCAACTTTCTTGTCCTCAACGGTGAGTCGAGACTTCTTGGTGTGTGCTGTAATGACCGAACCTGTGCGACCATCTTCATCATCAAGTGTCTTGTCTTTCTTCTTAGATAGAAACACAATACCAGATGCGGCATACTCAAGACCAGAACCACCACCCATCTTCTTCACAGGTACATATGAACCAACCACATCATAAACGTGGTTCGTGACAATGAGTGGAACATTAGCCTTACCAAGCTTCAAGGTAAGAACACGAAAAGCACCACGAATAAGCTGTGCGCGTGTCATATCACGGGTGTCTTTACCATCCGCAATATCTTGCATTTCTTTTTCAGTTGAAAGATTACCAAGAGAGTCGAGGACAAAAAGCATAGGTAGCTTCTCACCCTTCTGCTCAAGATACTTATCAAGGATCTTCACAGCCTGTGTACGAAACTCTTGAATTGTAGCAACAGGCATAATAGCCATGCGCTTAACATCTACACCACGATCCTCTAGCATCTGCTTAGAGATAGCAGACTCAGACTCAAAATAGAAAATGAATCCATTTGGATTATCTTCAAGAAACTGTCGGCAAATGTTAATAGCATAGAAGGTTTTGCCTGTAGATGGCTCACCAGCTAGAGCGGTAACTTTATTCCCAGGTAGGCCTCCATATATGGAGCCAGAAAGTAGAGCATTAAGAGCGTAGCTACCAGTTCCAATAAAACCAGAAACATCACCAGCTTCGATGCCTTCTTCAACAATGCTCGCGTATTCATTGCCTGTTTCCTTAATAAGTGTAGCAAATATATCCATAAGTTTCTCCTTAGGGTTTGACTCCCAGTCTTACAATATCATCTTCTTCGGTGATCTCACCGCATTGAACTTCGATTATAACTAGTGGGAGTTTTGATGTATTGGTGATTTTATGTACCGCACCAATTGGTACTACAAAGGTATCACCTTGTTTAACCTGAAATGTTTTACCATCAAGACGAACTTCACCAAGGCCAGCTGTAATGGCCCAAGTCTCGCTTCTCTTGAGGTGATATTGTAATGAGATTGATTTACCAGAATCAATAACTAATCTCTTAACTTTATACCAAGGGCCCTTATCGATAACTTCCCATGTGCCCCAATCTCTACGACAAAACACTTCTTCAATCATTATTGACCTCACTCATCTCCATAAATTCGGGTGTATTGTTTCTGTTAACTGAAATGTTGAAAGCAAGTAACAACAAGATTGCCAAAGGATCGAAAACAAAAATAATTAGTATTATAACAATTCTGATGGCTTTGTCAACCACATTTCGATCTGAACTATCATATAATAATTCAGCCACATATTTGATTGGGCCTATCTCAGCTTCAACCTTTTTATATTCAGACTCTAGCTTTATCTTCTCGGATTTAAAATCAGCCAGCTTCTTTATTTCTTCTTGCTTCTTATTGATCAGATCGGTTCTGGTCTTTCTTTGTTGATCTGCGGCTCTCAAGGATGTTTGTGCTTGATTACGATCATTTAGTTTGGATACTGCGGAATCTATCTGTGCTATTTGTTTATCCAAATCTGATATAGAATCTTCAACAAATCTGATCTTATTATCCATGACCTGTATCTGATCTACAACTCCAGTATTCAAAGCTAAGTTCTGTTCGATATGAGCTTTAGATAGGAAACCAAAAATGCCCATACTTGTTATAAGCATGAGGACAAACACTGCAATAGATAGGTAATATCTGATAAACCTAGGAGCAAACTTCCAGTTATTGTAGAGCCAGGAAGCCGAAACTAATTTGCCGACCTCCAATACTGAACCCATGATAACCACAGGCCAGAAGGCGCCGGCAAATATAGTTGTTAGACCTATGATTGAGTAGTATGCGGCTACCGTTGAGATAGCCACACCTGTTAAAAATACTAGATAGTGCATGATCTATTTAGCTGAAGAAAGCAGACAGGCTGCTAACATGCTCGCTTTTCCAGCCGATAGAATCCAGAATAATCTTTAGCGGTTCAACAAAAGATTTTTCATACTGAGTATCATAATCAATATACCTTTCAAGGTCAAACTCTGGAGGAATAGTATTGACAAAAGAAATTATGTTACTCTGCACATGATTTGGTTCTTTCAGGTAAATGAATTTAATCTTTTCACCCTCTTTGATAAACTCATACTTCTTCTCAAGCTTGAGCTTTCTGATCATATGATTATAGATCAGTGAACCGCGAACATGAATAGGGCAGCCTTTACCATAGATTGTGGTTTTATCAGAAAACTTGAACAGACCATTCACACCACGAGGAAAAGCAATGTCAACAGGATCATTCTTCTTAAACTCATCGCGGAAGTTTTCAATAAAGTCTATGATAGCATCTTCATCTTTGTTGAAAATGATTTCGATAGCTTCCCACAGTTTCTCTTTACAAGCCGCTGGTGTAGATGATTTGATCATCTCAAGGCCCATGACCTTCAGTTTTGGCTTAGCATACTGAACACCCTCGTTGTTATGCACACGAAGGATGTATCGCTTCTTTGCAGTCCAAATACCCTTATCAGCCAGCGCCTCACGCTTCATTATCATTTTTTGATCAAATGCGTGGACGTAATTAGCCAGTTCCGCATAAGACTTATCAATAAATGGTTGAATCTTAGCCTCACAGATTTTGTCCATGTAGGCGATGACTTCTGATGCGCTGCTAGAAGGATTTGTTTCTTTAACAGTCTTACATACCAATCTATCAAGATTAAGGTAAATCGAATCCGTATCCGCTGCAATGACATAATCTTCACCTTCTGTTTTAAGTATCTTGTTCATATACTCATTCAGTTTCTTTTCAATCCAACGGATAGACAACTGACCAGCAGTGGTGATGGCCTCAGCCTGTCTAAGGTCAAAGAAACGAAAATACTCGTTACCCAAAGCACCGTAAGCTGAGTTTAGGCAAACTTTCTTAGCAAGTTGTAGATTGTTGTAACGAGCAATTCGCTTTTCAATCTCGAACCTTTTTGATGGATCTTTCTCTGTCTCAAGTTCTTTCTTCGCTTCGATAGCTTTCTTCTTATACTTTGATCGATCATTATACATAGTCTCCATCATTTCAGCAAGAAAACCTTGCTTGTCAGTTTTAAAGAACTGACCATTAGGTGTTAAGGTACAACCAACCAACCCGTCTGTAGAGATAGACTGGCTAAGAAGCCGATCAACATCAACACCGCGAAGGATAACATTACGATGGGCATTTTCATAGTTCTTTGGCTCCAATAGTGTTTCAGGTGAAATATTATATTGCATGATTAAGTGTGGATACAGGCTGTTCAAGTCGAACGATGCAACCCAGTTATAATAACCAGGCACAGGTTCTTTGACATGACCGCCTTCATAAGGTTCTTTATGGTGCTTCGTTACGGGAGGAAGAACCATATTCTTTTCACGCAGATGGTTATAGATCAGAGCATCCCACATGCGTACCTGCGCGAACACATCATCATAGTTGGTCTTGCTGTCATAAGCCAGAGTCAGTGCCAATTCGATGAGTTTAAGCTTATCATCAAGTCGTTCGATGAGTTCAACGTCTCTGATATTATACTCGATGAAGAGTTGATAGTTATCTCTGTAGAGTGTATGTAGGTTACCATACTCTTCATACGAAAGCTTTCGCTCACCAAGTTCAGAGTTGGCGATAGTGTCGAGCTTATAGTTTTCTTGAGACTTGCCTTCAGGAGCATATCGCTGATACAGATCAATATAGTCGAGTGCAGAAATGCCAAGCATCACATATGTATTGAATTGGCGACCAGGCCCAAAGTTGACCTCCCGCTCATTCAAAACATTCCATGGCGAAAGCCTCTTGGCTTCATCTTCACCAAGAAGTTTCTTAATGCGATTGACAATGTAGGGAATATCAAAGAGCTTAATGTTCCAGCCAGTGATAATATCAGGATAGTTACCTGACCATTCATCGATAAATCTCTTGATTAGATCGATCTCATCACGGCACTTGATATATTGAACATCTTCGCGAGAATTATTAAAAGCACCACAACCAAAGACAATAAACTTATCACCCATCTTATATGTGATGGCTGTGATAGGCTCATTCGCATCATCAGGTTCAGGGAAACCGTTCTCGCTACCAACCTCGATGTCGATATTGCATACGCTAATATGATCCATATCCCAATCAACATCTTGCGGATGCTGATCAGCTATGAAAGCATATTCATACTTTTGATTGCCATAGATTCTAAAATTCTCTACGCCCTCATATTGCTTGACGAAATCACGACAATCACGGATATTACCTGGCAAAATCCTATCAACATACTCACCCGTAACTGTGGTGAATTTAGTTGGCTTTTTTGCAGGAACAAAAAGAGTAGGGTTATATTCAACCCTACCCCTAATTTTCTTACCGTTTTCTATGCCGCGATACAGGATTTTAGAACCATAAACCTGAACATTTGTATAGAAAGATTTCATTACGATCCTGGCATAATAAGTTTAGATGAAGGTGCAACAATGCCACCAAACATAGAGTTATACTGATTGACAAACTCCTGTATCGGCTTCATTGATACTATAACATGGGCCTTGTGAATTGTAAAGTCTTTTTCTTCTGACCATTCAGCCCAAGGTGCAAAGCCAACAGTAGGCATATTTGGCGAGGTCTTTGACGGTACGGTGACAACACGGACTGGATTCTTAATAGAGATGTTAGAGTCTGTCTCGGCCACAATCTCACCCAGCAATTCTTGCCCATTGATGAGTTTTACGATCTTTAGATTAGATGCCATCTTCAAATTCCAGCATGTAGTCATAAACGCCGAGGGTGACCCACTTCTCAGGGATCAAAGTCACCTTGCTACCGGATTCGGTGCTGTAGGTATACTTGTTATCGAAGTCAACGATCCTTGCGATACGTTCCCACTTACCATCATAGGCGCGCTGTTTGAACTGAGTCTCAAGAATCTTGAGCCCGTGTTCCCAATTCTTCGTCATCATATATCCTTTCAGAAATAGTTGTCAGTTGAGATTAGTTTGAAGTGAAAGTTTTCCAGACCTGCTTTGATACAGGAATCACATATGATACCATCTTTGTATGTGTTTGTCAATACTTCATACAGATGGCCATCTGCTACAGTTGAGCCGTAGAAACCTGCGAGCAATAGTTTGCCTGACATATCATAATATATCTCGGCTGAACATTCTATGCCTTGAGTTTCATTATCTTCAAATATTGGTTTGTGTTGCTTATTACAACAGCTACAGATTATCATATCAATCCCACAAAGCTCTATAATACTTAGCGAACAAGCGAAGACCATTCATACGACGATCCTCGGCGGCTTTCAAACCTTCAGTATCAATCATGTAAGTGTGATCCGGTCCTGTAATCATCTGACTTAGACCTTTATTATCACCTTCTTCAATCTTCTTCCATTGCCAGTCGGCTTTACCAGTATAGAACTGATCATCCCATTCATCATCAACGAAAGTACCAAATGACCAGATCATTTCATCCATGATCCAATTCCAACGCTTTTCAAAGTTGTCATCGGTGCTACCGGTCATCTTCTGGTCTTCTGTCAGAGGCGGCGCCGCGGTAGAACGCAGATGCTCAGGTACATCCTCGTCATCTGTCCAAGGATTACCATGCTTCTGCTCTTTTAACTTGATTAGCATTGGATGAATGATATGTGCGAGAGTATGATCCATCGACCACACATCATATTCATCAATTCGCACCTTGATCTTGCGCTTTTGAAATAGCTTGTTGACAGTCGCATTTAAAACAACCTGCCACTTATCACAGGCCCATTCTACGGCATGGTCGAAGCTTGTGTATTCTTCATCTTCAACCTGCCAGTATGGCTTCTTATGACACTTTTCGAGAAGCCACTTTTCAAAGTTATGGGTTGTCCACCAATGAGGATACTTACCAATATAAACTTTCATTTCAACATCCTACATCAGTATCTACACCGTGTTGCAATTCAGCCAACTTTGCAGCATCAATTAAGGTCTGCAACAAACCGATCTTAGCAAACTTTATGATTGCTGAATGGTCGAGATCAAATACAACACGGCAAGATCCATCTTCATTATCGACTACTTCGAGAACTTCAATCTTGTAGCTAGTTTCACCTTCTGACATAATATAATCTCCGATTAGTAGTTACACACTCTCTCATACATTGGTCGACCACGATAGTCGTAACCAACATATTCGTCCCAACATTCGCGCCTGCGAACAGGGCGACCCCACTGATCATAAGTCAATGCGCCTAATACACCAAGACCTATAGCACCTGCAACCCAAGGCATAACATTATGCTGATGGTGATGACGAGGTGGTGTTCTATGTCGATAGACCGGATCCGCGAGAGCAGATCCGGTCATAGCTAAAACACTGATTGCAATTAAAATGCTACGCATGTGTTTCTCCTTTGGAGCGGACGGCCAGACTCGAACTGGTCTTCACTAGCTTGGAAGGCTAGGGCACAACCCTTATACCACGCCCGCGATTTATTAGGCCTTCTTAGCAGGAGTCTTCTTAGCAGCAGGCTTCTTAGCTGGTGCAGCAGGTGCAGCAGGCTTGGCGGCCGCCTTCTTAGCAGGAGCCTTCTTAGCAGCAGGCTTTGCAGCTGGTTTTGCGGCGGCAGGCTTTTCGGCCTTTGGTTGAACAGTCTTTACCATTTCTTCTACCTTTGTTGTTTCTGTCTGAGTTGTTGTGTCAGTTGCAGGCTGAACTTGTGTCACAGCATCCGTAATCTGATCATTTACTGCGTTAACTGTTACGCTAACACTAGTTTCTGGCTTCTTTCTGAAAGCATAGTATAGAAACACTAACGATGCAATTAAAAGACCACCACCAATTAACATATTATCCATTATATTATCTCCTTTGACTAACTTATTATTTATACCATTAAAGAGTTGATTATAGACTTTATATCATGTTTTGGTGTAAATGTCAATACGCCCAACATTCTTCCAACATCAGATACCAAACGGTCAACGTCACCATTTCTTCTTCCGTGATATTCAACATCTATTTGTTTCCCTGTCAGATCGCGAACTTGATTCACAATGTCAAGAACCCTTTACCTGTTCCTAAGTTACAGATAATTCCTTTATCATTCTGTTCCATATATTCATATGCTCTGATATGAGCCTGACATATATCTACCACATGTATATAGTCTCTAACAGCCGTACCATCTGGAGTATTATAATCGTTACCATATATCTTAATGGTATCGGACTTCATTATATTTGGCAAGAGGTGTGTTTCAGGCTCATGTTCTTCGTATAGTCCAGCCTCAACATTCCTACCTGCTGCATTAAAGTATCTAAGAATACCTGGCCTGACACCTTTCAACTCGGCTGCAAGCAGTATATCTTCTACAATACTCTTAGTCTTCGCATACACACTCTGCGGATTCTTGGTCACACTTTCGTTTATGAACCCATTAACCGAACCATATACAGCACAAGAACTAGAGAAGATGAAGTTTTTAACACCATAATAGATGGCTTCATCGATCAATTTAATAGAACTGTTAATGTTATTATAGTAATATAGATATGGATTTTCTTCACCTTCAGGAACAGAAGCTAAAGATGCAAAATGAAATACACAATCAGGTTTATCATGCAAGACGGACATCTGTGTTTTAGATAGATCGTGTATATAAAATTCATCGTAGAGGTGAACTAATTTGTTTTTTAAAACCATATCTATGGCTGTAATCTTACAATCAGGATAAGCCTGTCGTAATTCATAGCACATATGAGAACCAATGTAACCACTGGCACCTGTCACGACGAAATGCTTCACGATTCTATCCGATCTTCTGCTGGATAATAGTCGAATCGGACGTGATTGATAGGGCTCAAACCTAAAACTGCCGATCTCACTAAGCCTTTCTTCTGAAGCTGAAAGACGTTGCTCATCCATGTTTGTTCGTATGGTCTGTTCCATTTTATATCCAAGAATATCTTTCTATTGCCTGCGCGAGAAACCCAAAGAGGCCAGTTACAGTAGTAATATTCACCTTCAAAGTATGATAGCCCTTTATATCTCTTCTTCTTTGTTGGTATAATCTTAGGCACATCATCTCCAAAACCCTCTTCAGGAAGATTTGGGTGATCAGGGAAAAATTCATCTCTGATAGTCTGAGGTATATTATACCATGCCCACTGAACATCATTCGATCCATAAAACTCAGAGAATGTGAGCTTCAGAAAATCATATCGTTCTTTGTGTATAATGGCAAGAGATTTGCGATAGAGTTGATCGGTATATGTTTCATAACCTTGACCGCATATCGCTGTTATAGGTGTATGTAATGTCATATCATCTTCAAGAAAGATGTAATACTCACTGTCGGATTCATTGAAGTGTTCGGCCACAAACTGTCGACCACCACAGATACCTATATTCTCTTCTTTCTTGATATGCTCGAAATCATACTTCTTGCAGAGATCATTGTATCTCTGATAGTGTGAGTAATCGGTAGAGTTGTCTACCAATATCTTTCTCGTCATACTAATAAAATCTGGATCACTATACAGATAAGATTCTACAAGAGCCTTGAATTGATCTGGGCTATTATATGTCAGAACATAAAGAGAAGTCTTAATATCTTCTATGTTCTTTGTCTTCTTGTATGGTATGATGGTTGTGTTGTTTCTCTCGGTGTTGTCGATGGTGCCAAGATGTTCAAAGAACTTATAGACTAACCCATTAGATTCCAATTCAAATCTATGAATAATATCTGGATTCTTATATGCTAGTATGGTGTGATAGTTCTCTTCCGTGCCCATAAAACCTTCGTTCAGAGAAGATTTCATACATGAGATATATTCACCATTGAGAGAGTTTATTTTACTCTTATGGCCGCCAAAGAAACCACCTCGGCATACATACTGTGATTTCTCACCGCAGTATTCGTTGAACTTATCAGCCTTGAATCCATGAACCTCGCTTTGAGTTTCATAAGGGAAAGAAAGAAACAAAAACTTATCGTCTATCTCTTTCATATACCAAGGCAGCTTCTCTACATTAGCAATAGTTTCGATAGGTACAGTATTGGTTAGACCACCATCAATCCAAAAGAAATAATCACTACCAAAAGGATTGTGTATCGTCGTATCATTCACCATAAAGAACTTCGACATAACGATAGGATTATAATACTTCAGTTTGGCCTGAGGAGATTTAGATAGCCAATCGGCCTGATTATACCATTCAGGATCCTGCCTTATCTTCTGCACCGTGTCATAGTATTCAAACCACTTCTCAAAATCTTCTAGCTCTTTGTTGAAGATTCTGGTGTTCATAGAACTGCGACGAACAGATATGTAAGAGTTTAGGGATTCAGGTACCCACACAACTATGTTATATGGAAGACTGAGAAGCTTATCAAAGCAGCCTAGATAATGATCAAATGAACGACCAAAATCAGAAAGCTTATCACGACCAAGATCCCACAGACCTGTCACTAATGTAAAGTTGTTCTTCTTCATTTTGTAAAATAGAATCCATCAAGATATAGGCAATCCATCTGCGTCTTATCAAACACCTCAAAGGCATCAGCATAAGATGATAGAATAGGTTTACCGTTCAGATTAAAGCTTGTGTTGATAAGAACACCAACACCGGTTCTTTCTTCAAAAAGAGTTAGCATACGATATAGCAATGGGTTCTTCTTTTCAGTAATGGTCTGAACCCTAGCTGTACCATCAACGTGAGTGATTGATGGTAGAACATCTCTATACTTATCTTTTACTTTTGGGCAGAAAGACATGAACTCACTGCTTTCATTCCATTCGAAATATTCTGACACATTTTCTAACTTAACGATAGGTGCAAATGGCCTATAAAACTCTCTGTCTTTGACCTTAGCGTTCAATATGTCTTTCATATTAGGATTGAGAGGTGAACAGATAATGCTACGGTTGCCGAGCGCACGAGGCCCATGCTCAGAGTTAGATTGAACAACACCAATAATCTTATCGGCATATAGATCGTTGACTATACAATCAACAGATACACGTTCACCTCGCCTCTTTTCAATCTCTCTAGGCAGCATATACTTATCAACAGCCGGTATACCTAGATATGAAACATCATATTGCACAGTTGGCTTCAAACAATGTAGCATCATGCCTGTGGCAATACCACAATCACTAGGTGCAGGCCCAACAAAGACTGGCAGTTTTAACTCATTTCTAATTCTAGTATTGAGAACAATATTCAAAGCACAACCACCAGCAAGACAGATTGGTAGTTGATACTTATATAGTATCATGCCAGCAATTTCAAAGAACAGGTCTTCAAATACTTTTTGTGAGGTAGCAGCTACATTATAAGCTGTCTCACCTTCGAAGCGATTATCACCATCAAACTTTAGACCAATCTTTTCACCTAGAATGTCGAGTAGACTTTCATAGGTAGGACCTCTAGGTTTGGCTAGATAAAACTCTTTGAAAGCATCATACCATTCAGGTACACATTGACCATATGACTGATAGCCAAGTATCTTACCAGCATAAACAAGATTACCTATTGATAATGATGGTTCTCTACGAATATCTTTGATATAATCACCAAAGACCATATATGGAAAACCAAGGTCAATATCAAACTTTTCGATAAGAGCTAGACCATTTTCCCTATTACAGCGATAGATGTTAAAGAAACCATCATTACCACCACCATCGAATGATACAGCTATAGCATCATCATATGGTGATTGATAGAAAGCACCAGCGGCATGAGCCTCGTGATGCTTCATCTCATGATATTCGTTTGCAGGAAATAATTTATAGTATTCGTATTTCTGAACTTCGGTTGTGAACACATCATCGTTTGATTCGCAATGCTGGTGCAGAACCTTATCAAATTGGAATATACTATATTTGTTTTCGATATATTTAAGTATCAATTCGGCCGCATACTTACGCGAACCTGCCACCATATACTGGCAATACCCAATGTTCTTTTGATTGAAGAACCTTTCGAACTCTATGATTTCAAGTATCTCACCACCAATTTCAACAACAACAGAGGCATTATGTGACCCATGTATGGCTAAGTTTGGTAGATTTTTAGATAGTTCTGGTGTTTCAATCCACATTAATTTTTCCATGCAAGCAATTTGAGGACAGCATCTCTACCACCTTCAGGGTTTCTTTCATCTGGTACTCTCTCAACCTTATCAAAGCCAGCATCAAGCAGCATCTTTGTTAGAGACTGTTCAGAGAAACCGTTTATGTGGCCCATACCAGGAATTTTAAATTCTTCTGGATGTCTCCAGCCGCCATACATATAGTCCATAGCATTATCCCATGGATCTTCGTGAATGTTTAGCCAGTCCATACCTTCTGTCTTTTCTTTCCAATCACCCTTTACAATACGCTCCATGATCCAAAGCATATCTGGGCAAGTAATCTCAACATAAGTACCAGGCTTTAGAATACGATGTATCTCTTTGAGAACTAGTGGTGCAGCCAGATAGACAAGATGTTCAATCACATCGCCCAGATAAATTTTGTCAGCATGATTATCAGGAAATGGATATGGTAGGTTATGAAGATCGTGCTTGACGCTTACACCAGGCCATTCGTGAACATCCATAAGAACTGTAGCATCAGGCTTTGGATGTGGGCCTGAACCAATATCTATAATTATCTTATCGCTTTGAACAAAATTATAATTCATTAGCAATACCTCTCAGGCATTCCCTAACACTATCTCTTACCGATCTTTCAGCTCTCCAGCCAAAATATAGATCGGCTTTATTCACGTTAGGAATACGAACCAAAACATCATCATTATACTTTCTAACTGTCTTAAAGTCAAGAGTAGAAGGCTGTATCAGTCCCATTTCCATAGCTTCCTCATGAATGATTTCAGCAAGCTTTGTCATTCTAATTGGTTCTGGATTACCAAGATTGAAGATTTCATTGCGCGTCATCTCATCAAATGAATGATAAGCAATAGCATCAGCCACATCATCAATCCATGTAAAGCATCTGATCTGAGATCCATCACCAATGATAGGCAAGGTAGTCAACTTATTCAGAACAATGTTCTTAATGAAGTCGGCAAAAACGTGTGATGTTCCAATCTCACCTTCAGAACGCTCGTATGGTGTAATAATATTGAAAGGTCGCCAGATTGTATATTCCAAACCATACTGCTTGGAGAAAGCCATAGACAATCTCTCACCAGTAAACTTGCTCAGACCATAATCAGTGAATGGAGCAAGATTCTCAAATGGCATATCTTCTGTCACAGGCACATTCACATCTTGCACACACTTTTCGTAGACCATACTAGATGAAATATAGGCTACTCTTTCGACGCCATTATCAATAGCAGATTTAAGAATATTATTATGTAGAGTAATATCTTCCCCAAGAATGTCAGCACAATATCTATTGAAACCTCCTATGCCATAGATGCGAGCGGCCGCTTGAATGATAAGATGAGGCTTGTGTTCTCGCATAAGAACGCTAACAAAGTCTCTATCAGTCAAATCACCTTTCACAAAAGTATAATTTTCACCAGCACGACCAAGCCTTTCACCATAGCGAACAAGGTTGTCAACACCAACAACTTCATATTCCTGATCGATTAGTTTTGGTATTACAGCCTGCATGAGGCTGCCTTCAGAACCGGTAACGAGAACCCTCATGCTATATCTCCCACTCTATAGATTCCATTATAAGAATTTTTGCTAATGTCCCAAGATTTCCAAATGTCAACGATCAGACAATCATCTCTCAGGCCACCGATATACTTAGCATATTCATCCTTGAACTTCTTATGTGGTGTCATTAGAATAACGGCATCATATTCAGCTTTGTCACACAGTTCATCTAGGTTGAAGTTATAGCCAGCAACATAAGGATCAATAGCCTCATGCTCAACACCATTCTTCTTACATACCTTGATAAGCTTATATGACAAGCTATTTCTCGTATCATCACAATCAGCCTTGAAAGCTAGACCGAGTATCAGAACTTTTTGTATGTTAGGATTCATACCCTTAATACGATTGAAAACATAATCAGGCATACCTTCATTGATATGGAAGCTGGTCTGAATGAGGTCTGCAAAGTGAATATCGGTGAGTAAAAACTTACCGTCCTTGAACAGGCAAGGACCACCAACATTAGGACCAGGCAGAGGAACACCCATACGGTTATAGCCATGATTAGCCGCTGCGATTACCTTATGGATATCCACACCCTGCTTATCTGCAATCATGAAGAACTCATTAGCAAGAGCAAAGTTAATGTAACGGTACATATTGGTAATCAGCTTACCAACCTCAGCCTCACGAGGTGTAAGATAGAAACATTCAGTCTCAACAAAGGTCTTGAAGAAAGTCTCGGCCTTCTTAAATGAGGTTTCAGAGAAAGCGCCAACCAGTTGCGGAAACTTCTTTGATTCTTCAATACCGTGGGCCTGCGCCACACGCTCAGGGCAGAATACGAGATAGAAGTCTTCACCTTCTTTCATTTCGGTGAATTTCTCAAGCTCTCTCTTGATGATCTCAGTTGTGCCAGGTGATACAGTAGAACGGAGAATAACAAGCTGACCTTCTTTCATATTAGAAGATAAATCAAACCTCACATAATCTAGAATATCATCAAGCCTTGGATTACCTTCACCATCAACAGGAGTACCAATCATAATAGCGACAACATCACAATCATACACCTCAGAAGAATCTGGTGTAAAGTGAAGCTTGCCGCTCTCTAGTAGACCATCAAATATCTTGTCTGCGCCATTCTCAATATATGGAATGATACCACAGTTTAGCTCATAACAAAGTCTCTCGTTTATTTCGATACCATAAACCTTGTGACCAGCATTGGCCACAACCAAAGAGAATGGAAAACCAACGTGCCCACCAGCACCAATTACTGCTACATTCATATCAATCCCCACAAAATATCTTCAATATCATTTACCGTATTCACGATAGTATGATTTGACATTGCGTAATTATAAGCATCTTCAATGTCTTTGTCAACTCTTACATATGACTTCAACATCTCCATTAGCTCTTTTTCATTCTCATAGACATGACCATACTGCTTCATATCAGCCGCGCCTGCAATGTTTCTGGCAAACCAAGGAGTCTTATTCATCATAGCCTCAAGAAGAACCAGACCAAATCCTTCTTCATAGCTATTCATGATATACCCATCAGCATTGGCAATCATGTGCATCACCTCATCACGAGGTGAACCAAAATGTACCTTTACTCTGTCGCTTGGCTTAGGGCCTGGTCCCTCTGCATATCCATAAAGATGCAATTCACCAGGAACATCAGAGTTCTCGAAAGCATGACCAAGAGCAACCATACCCTTATGTGGATAATAACCACCTGCGCTCACCCAGATAGGCACATCACACTTCATATTCTTTTCGTAGATGGTGGTTTCAGGTATTACACCATGACGGATTCTTCTAGCCTTATCGACATGATACCCATACCCGTGCGCCTTGATGTGTTCAATGTCCATTGATGTAGAATATGATATGAACTTGTGATGCTTCATACCATTTATAGCCTCTGCGGATTCGCTAGGCTTGATTAGCATATAGACTACAGGAGATTTGATTGTGTAAGCATTGATATGTGCGATGTTCTGTGAGATAACATCGGCACCGTGAACAAGTATTAGATCCCACTTTTTCATCAATATCTGATAATCAGATGAGACAGTAACACCGTTCTGATCACCTTTATTCTCATGTGCAAGAACTGTAACTCTATGCCCGCGAGCTAAACACTCTTCGGCCATATCTCTCACAAAGTATTCAGAACCACCAGAAAAAGGCACATACCGATGTACCACAAAAAGAATGTTTGCCATTTATCCCTCATAAACAAAAGTATCGAACCACTTATAGAAAGAGTGTAGATTTGTATATTCGTTAGGTATATTCTTTTTGAATACAGGTTCAGATAACATCTCACAATACAGGTTCTTATTATTATCTATCTCAAATACTCTATCGATTACCTGATCAAAGGTCTGATAATCATGGCAGTTGATAAAAGCTTTCGTGTTAAACTCTCGACCAATGCTATCAGAACCCCAATAGATCGGTATCGTATTTGAATAGAAGGCATTCAATATTTTTTCAGTCGCATAACCTCTACGAGAGCCATTCTCAAATGCGATGTTAAACTTACCTTCTCTGGCGAAGTTTAACTTGTGGTGCATACCTGTTCTAGGTAGAATGAAACCTGTATTGTTCAGGTGCGGGCCCGCGGAGTCAACGCGCTTCTTGCCATCAAGAAACTTGAAGAAGTTATTACGCATCTCACAGGTAGGATTGCTTTGAACGAAGGTGCAGAACCTCTTCTTGTTGGCATACTCTTGCTCAACATCTATCTTGCGGTTTACAAGATAAAGATAATCATCAGTCCAACCTTCATATGTCATCATCTTCATCTCAAGAACATATAGAGGCAGTCGATAGTGCTTTGGTGAGTTCTCATGATCAAAGCTTATTGCATGATCATATGTGAAGTAGTTAGGCCAGATATTCTCACCTGTGTAGAATATCTTTTTACATTCTGTATATCTATAATGCGTTTCGCCAAAATTTCTGTCACCAAAAATCAGGTAATCTGGTGCATCGTCATCACGAATCACATTATAATATTGCGACAAGGTCTCTGTGAAGAACCTCTTAGCCGTATCGAAGGTATCGGCAAACCCTAGTTTCAGGTCTCTCATGCCTTATACCAGAACCAGACGTTGTTAATAGACATCTGAATGGGTATTCTAACCTTAAACTTCTCTCTGAAGTCGGCAATAGCCTTCTTTACCTCATGAAGATTATAGTCATGCCCTGAGAAAAGCCCACCAGCACGGAGTTTAGGATAGTAGTTGCAGAGATCATTATATGTGGCTTCATACGAATGATCACCATCAATGAATACGAAATCTGCTTTACCATCTTCAAAAGTATCTAAAGCATCTACAGAAGATTTCTTGACCATCTCAACCCTATCACCAAACTTGCTAAGGTTTTCTTTAGCGATAGCCTCAAACTTATCCATTGTAGTCTGATCAATACCACCACACCAATCTTCATAAGATTCGAAAGGATCGATAGTATAAATCTTCTTCACATTCTGACATTCATCAAGGATGAGATAGGTACTTTCTGCTCGGCAGGTGCCAATTTCAATACCAACAACATCACCCTTCAATCTCTTAATGTATGGGCTAAGACCTTTGGTGGAAGTCCAGTCAAGAGGCCAACCAGTCTCAGTTTCAAGCTCTCTAACTGTCATAAAATCAGTATCAGTAAAAATAATTGTCATCTATATTTCCTATCAATCAAATCACGCCATGAATTAACACGATCATACTGGTGAACAATGCAATAAGGCTTACCATCTTTATTGCAAACCAGACCATCTTTCATGATTGGCTCAGCAAACAAAAGATTTCGCGCATATGTTTCGAGAACAGATGGATCACGGAGGTATGTAGCGCCAATATCTCCAGAGCCAGACTTAATGGCTTCTAGTGTAGTACCTGCATGTATGGCGAAGTCATTCTCTGGGCACATGAAACCTATAGTCTTGGCGAACTGCTCAAGACCAATCGTAATATTCAATGCTGCTTGGTCAGGCCCACCGCCACCAACAACATGTGCCGGCGCGCTCTTTGAAAGTAGAAACACATTCAAGAACAAATCGAGCATAGCCTGCTTTTTACCTGCAATAACGCCGGCACAATAGATTGGTCGATCTTTCAAATGGTCATACATCAACTGACCAAATGAATTGAGTAGATTGTTTCTACCCCAAGGTTCTTGCTCATACACAAGGTTTTCTGTAGCAACGAATACACTCTTCTTATCGGTCATACTACGAAGCCATGTAGAAGGGTTGGTTTGAAAAACAACGTCACGAACATCTGTAGTGATTACATATTCGGTATCTTCTTGCATATTCTTGATGAAGTACCACATATGAATAAAGCGTTCAATCATGATGCTGAAGGCCTTATTGTTATAGACAAAGTTACCAGCAGAATCACGTTCAAAGCCGAAGATATATTGGATACCACGGTTAGAAAGTTTATTCACTGTCTCGGCTGACATGTTATATGCAACAAGAGCAATATTACCATTATAGCCAGACCTCTGTAGAGAGTTTAGCCATGTCTCGATCTTGTCAAAATTATAATCTGATACAGCACCAATTACGAGGTCTTTAGCCATGGAAGTTTCCCTTTATAATGTTTAAATTGTATTTCGTTACCTTGTTCAAAGAAGTCGGCTGTCACTGAGTTTGGATTACCATCAAGACGATAGCATAGTGTATGCTGACCATTTGTATCCCATCTACAATGATCTTTAACCGCATACAAGAAGTTACGATCACCACCCCAACCATGATGCCAGAACTGTGAGCATTTAATTAAAAACTCTCGACGGAAAGCAAAGGCTGATGTGTCGATTAGATATTGTGGATCTTCATGTGTGAAGAAGATTGGCCACATACCAAGGCTTTCACAGTTATCATCACAGACATAGTTTTGGTCTTTATCATAAATTGAGCGGAGAGAATATGCAAAATCATTCTGCTCAAGAACTTTCACAAGGGTCTCAACATGATTAGACTCATACCAATTATCATCATCAAGGAAAAAGATATAGTCATGGTCTACAAGGTGAGCAAAAGCCGCATAGATGCGATGCCCATAGTAACCTTGCGAACCATGACCGGTGTTGTAGGGTAATACATGTGTCTTGAATGTTTTTAGATAGTCTTCGTTGAAAGCAAAATTGCTATAGAACTTATGTTCATATTCTGGCCCATCAACAACGATCAGATGTTCTACATTAGGATAGGTTTGATTATTCACACTAGATATTGCACTAATGATCTTAGCAGAACCTACAGTGGGAGTAATTACGAGTGCCTTCTTAGGCTTCACAGGACCATCTACAAAATTATATGTCATCACCAATGCCTTATCACACCTGCCACAATAAAGATGTTCGTTATTATATAGCACAGAATAATTAGAGTGCGGATCAATGCGATCTTGTCTGCTTCTTTATCGGTCTTTCCATGCTTTTCACCTAGAGCTTTTGCCCATAGTCTCCACATATTACAATAAGCTCCATATAAAGTCAAGAGGGGAATTTCTCCCCCTCTACTTATTTGTCTTTCGTATAGGCCTTATATACAACACGATATATATCGCATCTATTAATACCTAAGTCTTGTAGTTCACGATCTGTAAGCTGGAACAATTCATGTTCGGCTTGTCTTTGAAGTTTATACTCCTTGACTTTCTCATGGATGGAGTTTAGTAAATCCATCATGATTAATCAGCCAAGAATTGCTTCTCAGACTTCTCACCTTCGTTGATCTTGATCTTCTTTGGCTTCTTACCTTCTGGGATAAGACGTTCAAGCATGATCTTCAACATACCATTCATGAGGTCGGCATTTCTAACAACGACCGTGTCTGCAAGAGAGAACTTGCGTGTAAATGCTCTATCTGCAATACCCTTGAAGATATATTCGGTTGCAGGATATGAAGAAGCACTTACATTACCCTTGATGATAAGGGTGCCGTCTTCGATCTCTACCTCAATGTCTTGACTACCGAAGCCAGCAACAGCAACTTCGATAACATACTTATTCTCTTCAACCTTACGGATGTTATATGGAGGATAAGTAGGAATCTTTGGTAGGGTTTCTGTGATCTGATTGATCTTCTTAACTACATCATCAAAGCCAATAGCAGACTTTGTGAGATCAGGGAAAGAAAATGGATCGAAATAGGGAACTTTATTGATTGTATTCATATCTTTAACTCCTTTTAAGCAAGTTAGATTTAATTTCAACCTCCCGTTTGGCGAGGTTACTTCTATTTATATCACAAAATACTTACATTGTCAATAGGCAAAAACATCACCACTACCGGCTGATGTTGAAGGACCACAATGTGGTGGAATTGGGCAGAGTGAATCCGCAGATGCACTATCTGGTGCATTGACGATTATCTTTTTACCGTTTATTTCGATGGTTGAACCACTAGGTGAAAGGGCGCCGCCACCATGGCTGTTACCATCTCCAGCAACGGCCCAAAGTTTGCCATTCACATATACGGTGCTTTGACCACTCACAACCGTGGTTGCACCACAAATTCTACTGTCACCATGTCTATGTGCTGCTGGCATTCTTCTTCTTTTTAACTCCTGTTGAGCCTAGACCACCAACTCGGTCAGTCTTTTGAGTAGGCGCTTCTTCTGTTTCTATAATTTCATACTTCAACTGCTGGACCAATTCAGCCTGTGCGATACGGTCACCACTAGAGATATAGATCGAATTATCAGAATAGTTGGTGAGCAAAACAAACGTCTCATGAAAATAATCGGAATCAATTACAGCTTCCATATTTGCGAGAACCAGACCTTGCTTATATGACAGACCTGACCTAGGATGAATACGAAGCGAATGACCTTCTGGAATATCAAAGATTAGGCCTGTTGGTACCATGATACGGTCACCTGGCATCAATACCATCTGACCTGTCAATATCAAAAACTGTCTGGTAAATGGTGCATTGAAACTGTTATATCCAGCATATTCACCTTTACCATGATGCTGAAAAGCTATGTCAAAGCAAGCGGCCTGTTCTGTGCCAAACGTGGGAAGAACCACATCTGGATGCGTCTTGTAAACTTTCAACTGTGTCATAATATACTCCATTATATGTTAGTTTATTTCTTCCCAATCAAGTGAACCGATACAAGTATCATTATTACCATAACCTGCGACAGCAAGTATAACAGCCGTATTCGTGCCTGTAAAGCTATTTCTTTCTAGCTGCAATCTAAAATCGTTTGCGTTAAGAGTTCCTGGGCCGCTACCTTGCTGTGCGACATATCCATAACCATTAACGAATGTTGTGGTGTTAGAAACACCTGTGCCGGTTAGATTATATTGGACAGCCGAATCCGAGCCGTAATCAACCCATGTACCACCGGTTACATCACCTTTCATCAATCTATACGCAATGCGTGTACCATTGCCTGTTAAACCAAGAACACTGAAGTTAGTTGGTATAACAATAGCGTCAGCTTTTTCCGATTTCAAGCGAATAGCCGCTACAGGATAAAAAACACCAGCTGTTGCTAGAGTGTATGATGTGTTTGGTAATTGACCAACGGCTTTTGGGTTACCTACTAACTGATAACCACCTTCTGATATTACGGTAGAACAAATAACTCTAAGAGAACTGGCGTTACCTGTATTTGCTGTATTTTGTATCTCACAACGAAGAGGCAAACAAGCCGTTGTCATATATGTCGTATTGGCTAGATTAGCATGATGCCATGTGTGGCAATGTATTAGCTGACCGTTAATAACAAATCCCATACGAACAGAACCAACACCAAGCCATTCAATATCATGGAAAAGAATTTGTGCTTTAGATAGGTCTAGAGTTAATCCAGAAGGATTAGAATTTACTTGTGAACCAGGTGATTGTGTCCATCCACCTACATTTGAGCCATCTAAAGTATCGTGGTTCCAGTCGGCTTGTGCAACGCGAGTTTCTACAACTGTACCTGTAGACTTCGATCTTCTTACGAAATATACGTTATGACCATCTTGCTCCAAGAAGAAACCATTATCTGCTCCAAAATAGCCATATCTCTGGCGCAGGCCTGTCTGCGCTGGTGCCATCACAAATGTCTGAAGAACTTGTAAAGATTTGCCTGGTTGATATGCAAATACTTTATTCGATTCACGATAGACATAAGAATTGTTTGCTGTTGTGACGTTTAGTAAGATTGAAGATGAGTTTGCATCGTGTGAATATGTGCTGCCTATAGCTGAGTTGGCCGTGCTTAATTTACCGTTATCCTGGTATCTATGGAAAGAATCGAATAATGTGACAGGATTAGAAACTCTAGCTCTACCAAAAGCATCAACAGCCATACCAGATGGGTTCGCAGGTCCAATCACATTACCATACTGGTCAGCCAGCATAACAACTTCAAAGATTGTTTTTTCTTGTGGTAAATACTGATTGGTGTCCTTGCGAAACTGAGCCATTAGTCTTCCCTGCGCTTCTTACCTATATTATATTTAGTCACAAGGTTCCATTCGTCTTTTTCTTTAAAAGGAATTATCTTGATATGGCTGAGAGGTGATATTGGATCTTGGCTCTTATCAGCGTCTACAAGCTTGAGAAGATTCCATTCTTCCAAAAGATTTGCGATGGTATTCAATCGACCTCTATCTTCATCCGAGAAGTCTGATTTCTTACCATCTAAAAGGAATAATTGTTTGAAGTGTACCACATAATACTTACCTCTTTTATGGAGGATATGACAAGACTGGTACAACGTCTTGTCTTTCTTTGAGGCCACACCTATGCGAGACAGGGTTTCTCTGATCTTTAAAAAGTCATCAGGTTCCGTTAGCGTTACCTCTACCAGTTCTTCTAGATTTACCATTCAAGCCACCTTTATCTAATTTTCTTTTTATTTCATTCATTTGTTCATCCGATAGAAGTGACAAAAAAACCTCAGCCTTTTCATTTGAGCAGCTATAGAACTCTTTGAGAAGCTCTATGTTTTCGATCTTATCTTTTTTCTGCCATTTCTGGAAAGGTCGTTTGTAACCCCGTATGGTATTTAGCAAATAGTGGTATTGAAGGAGGCCATCGGTATTGGGTCGCAGGTTCATTTCATTAGCGAAAAGAACGCAGTCTTTGTGGAAAGATAAAGCTTTATTGACGACGAAGGGGACATAATCCCCTTCGTTTTCTTGTGTGATTACCTCTTTCTTCGTCTGAAGGATTGAGGGTATCGTGTCTTTGAATAGGTCCATCATTACTCTCTAAAAAAGATTTTACCATCTGTTCATGTTTACGATTTTCTGGTGAAACTTCATTCCAATGCCAGTGTGAAGTTTTCTTATTATAGGTCTTAATAGAAGGCCTATTCCAGTTTCTAGACATACTCACAGTCAACCATCATTTCAGTCAAACAAGCCACAAGATTAACCTCATGGTCAGCCACGAAAGCGGATTGATACTGATACTTTGCAAGGATCACCACAGCCTGAGGTATGGATTCAGGCTTGAAGTATTCATAAAGGCTATCATAAATCTTACGATAGATCCTTGCAGGCTCAACATCAGAGTTTGTGACAACCCACTTTCTCATGTCAGAGAAGTTACCAGCCTTTAAGAAGCCAGCAAGCTCAGCCACATTTCTTATGTCTGTAATCTGAGCCAGAGTACCAGCATCAATAGACCCAGTAGAGGAATACCGCTGAAGCTCATTGAGTGTTCTGCGATAATCTGGGAAAAACTTCTCGACAATCTTGATAAGAACCTGCTTATCATATTCTATACCTTCTTTGTTTAGAATGACAGAAAGTCTAGTAAATAGCTGTGCTGCCATTCTAGGCTTTTCATCTGGTGCAAGCCTGAAGTCAATGACAGAACAACGGGAGTGTAGAGCCTCAATAAGACGGCTCTTAAAGTTACAGGTAAAGATGAAAGAACAATTTTCGGAGAACTCTTCGATTGCACCTCTCAAAGCAGCCTGCATATCAGGTGTAAGATAATCGGCCTCATCAAGGATAATAACCTTACGACCTCCTGCCAGAGAAACAGTAGAGGCATAGTTCATGATCTTACCACGAAGAACGCCGATGCCTCTTTCCTCTGACGAGTTGATAAACATATAGTTGATACCTAGCTGTTCACACATAGCTTTGGCTATCGTGGTTTTACCAACGCCAGCAGAACCAGTGAGCATTAGATTAGGTATAGAACTATTGTCTACATAACTCTGAAAGACCTTCTTGATACGATCAGGAAGAATACAGTCAGATACAGTCTTGGGCCGATACTTTTCGACCCAAAGAAATTCATCACTCATCATCAAGATCCTTTATGACCTTTTCTAGAATTTCAAGAGCGCCTTCTTTACCAAGAAAGTTCTTGAAGATATTCTTGGATGTTATCATCATAGCCGAAGCAAGCAAGAATAGATCGTTTCTATCATCGCACAACATGATCTGCCTGTCAATAGGCCTCATGATTTCTTTCATTCTTTCCAATCGTTCATTGCTCATCAAGGACCTTTGATGATAGCATCATAGAAGTCTTGGAAGTTCTTCTCTTCTTCAACCATCGAGTTATAATTGGCAAGGTAATAGGCTTTAGCCATCTTACGGACAAGCTTCTTATCAACTCCAATTTCATCAAAGATTTCGTTGATAGCTTCCTTCTGCAAGTCACGCTCACCAGCCACACGGGTCATGGAATCATTCAGAGCATGGATGCAATCGCGAAGCTTCTTCTTCTCTTCGTTTGAGAGTGAGACAGGCGAAACGAAATGCTTATTGTGACCAATGCCAGACATTACTTCTTGTCCTTTTCGAAGGCGATGAAATACTTGAGGGTGTTGTTCTTGTTAACCCAGTGAGTGAAACGACCAACCTTGATGTTGACAGTGTAATCATCAGGAATGACCTTGATGTTGTCAACCTTCAGAGAGGCCTTGAAGTCATCACCTTCATACTCACCAACCTCAATAGAGACGGAGTTTGAAGTATCATTCTTCAACTCATTGGCGCGAAGTGAAATCTTGCCGTTCTTACCAAGAATAGAAAGATGCGTAAGCTCATTCATAGCCGACAGTCGAAGGATCTTCTGAAGGTTTGAATTGGTGATAGTGAAGGTTGCGGTAGGATCACTCATCACAAGCTCCTTGCCTTCAGGCGGAGATGTGATTAGATTTGTTGAACAAGAGAAATAGTTCAACTCAAGGTCGCCATCCTTAATAACCACACTCTTATCACTAAAGCTCATATCAGGATTGGAGAGCGTAGTGACATTACCAAGGAAATTGGTAAGCTCATAGATACCGAAGATTTCAGGGAAGTCATCTTCAAGTGAGGCTTCGGCCAAAACAGTCTCATCAGGCGAAATTGTCCTTTGAACCTTGCCTTTGCGGATAACCAAGCCGCTATTGATAGAGGCAAAGTTCTTCAAGACGGTAAGTGTATTCTCATTCAGCTTCATAATATACTCCTCTTTCATTAGAGATTTTCAATACTATCATAATTCTTGCAGGTTTGCAATAGCAAGCTGACACTTTCGTGCAGTTCTTTTATGTCATGATCATTCATAATGTAACCATCAAACTTTTGGCCAATCCATGCCCATTCAGAATAGTGGATTGATGAATAATGTATTGACATTTGTGACACTTTTGGCTCACATTCACTTCTATTATCTGAAAGTGCTGTATGATACCATTCAGGTTCATCTCCACGTTTAACACGGATTACAATACCACCCATCTTGCGAATGGCATCAATCTCATTTGGAAAGCGAACATCAGGAATTACGAAGTTGGTTTCAAATTCCCATTCTTGCTTATATGCAATACGGCGTTCAACGGTATGCACCCAAAGGTCTTGATGAAACACATCACGACCAGCTTCCGTTCCCATCAACTGGAGCATATATCTAGGTGTTACATCATAACCAAATCGTTCGCTCCAGAAATCATCTTTCTTTTCACGAAAGGTTCTAGAGGCATCAGTATCACCTTCAAGAAGATTCCTCGGCCATCCAAAAATGGCCGAGGTTGCATCCTTGACGGCATCTGCAAATGATAACTTGCTGTAGTCATAAGTCTCAACAAGAATATCACCTACGGTTCCTTTACCAGAACCGGCAAAACCAACAAGACCAATAATCATTAGAGATTTCCAGTTAGAGCCGCAATCTTAGGCATGTCGCCGTTGAAAGCATATGTGCCAATATGCTGAGTTCTCATCCACGGGCACAACCACACCTGACCACCAATCGCACGCCAGTATTGACAGAACATATAGTCTTCTGACAGATAGCGATGGCTTTCAGGATCAATAACAGTATCAAAGAAGGCATGAATATATCGGCTGCCATCGAAGTTCTGTTGACCCATATGATCAGGCTTATAGTTCAAGTGTGGATATTCTTCTTTAAACTTATCGAAGACCTGACGCTTGACCATCATGAAACCTGTACCAATTTCCATAACTTCAAGTGGTTCTGTAACTTTGAAATTCTTGGTGCCAGGAACAGGATTGAAAACATAATCGCCTGTCACACCTTCAAGTTCACCTGGCTCAAACTTATCAGTATCAATCTTTGGATCTTCGATCACCCTCTTAGATGCAGCAAAGACACCACGCCAGTTGATAGACTTCTTTGGATAAGGCCCACCAATAATATCTTTATCGAGAGCAAGGAGAGCAAAAACATCTTGTGGATTGAAGTGAATGTCTGAGTCGATGAAAAGGAGGTGGGTATAATCAGAACGAATAAACTCATCAACAAGATAGTTGCGAGCGCGTGTGATTAAGCTTTCGTTGAAAAGAAAAGAGAAGCGGGCTTCAATGCCATACTGAGCGCACATGCCTTGAAGGTCTAAACAGGCCTTCATATACAATCCACTACACTGACCACCATACATTGGTGTGGCGATGAATAACTTGTTCTTTCTCAAATCACTTATATTAATTGTTAGATCCATCATTATGCTCCATAATAGAAAAGGGTGCTACAGATATATAGCACCCTTCTTAGCGTTTTACTAAAACTTAGGCAGCAATACGATAGAACATCTTGCGCTGACCCTTTACAGTGCGATAGTTGCTGTAAATGGTCTTGCCTTCGAGAGTGCGAAGGTCATAGATGCGCTTGTAGACGGACTCAACAGGAACATGTGCAAGATTGGCAAGCTTCTTGGCAGAAATGCCAGCACCAGTAGAGTTACGGCGAAGATGCTTCGCGACCTTAGAAAGCTGAGACATACTATTTTCTCCATAATGAAAAGTCACTGTTTATGTGTGAAAAGCTCCACGATGGTAAGTGACCGAAGTACCATCGTGGAGCATTATAACAGAGGTATCACCCTCTGTCAATATCAGAAGGCGATTTCTGCATCAGAAGGGGCCTGAGCAGTAGGTGTTCCTGCGGGAACAGGATTGATCGTTTCATCAAGCTTCTTGTAAAGATCGAGGAACGAGTTCTTAGTGTCAACATCGAAACGGTTCAGGCAGAGTTGAATTGCCTTTTCGCGGTTCTGACCAAAGATCACAAAGGCTTCGCAGATGTGGACAAGACGGCGAGTCGAAATGATTTCAGACACGGCACCTTCGTAAAAGGACTTACGAATAACATCGGCCCACTGGACAAGCTTATCAGTGAAAGCAGGATCAGCAACACCAGAAGCACCAAGAACATTGTTCAGGATCTTCTGTTCGACCTTAGCAGAAGGATATTCTTGTTCCATCGTGATAGAGAAACGCTCAAGAAACGCTTCGTTCATCACGTTGGTACCGATGAAGCGGCCATCTTCAGAGCCTTTGCCCTTGGTGTTTGCTGTAGCCACGATATTGAAACCGGGATGAGGCGTGATCACCTTGTTGATCTTTTTGAGATAGACAGGCTTGCCTTCAAGAACAGGCTGCAAGCACATAAGCTTGTTAGAACCAAGGTCGACCTCGTCAAGGAGCAGGACAGCACCACGTTCCATCGCAACAACGACAGGACCATTCTGCCACACGGTACGACCATCGATCAGGCGGAAGCCACCGATCAGGTCATCTTCGTCCGTTTCGATGGTGATATTGACACGGACCATCTCGCGCTTTTCTTGGGCGCAGACCTGTTCGATCATCATGGTCTTACCGTTGCCAGACAAACCAGTGATATACATGGGATAATATTTACCAGACTTGATAATCTGGCGGACATCGGCGTAGTTACCAAAGGGAACATAACCGTTTGCCTTTTCAGGCACAAGGTCAACGGGCGCAGCCGTATTGAGTTGGACAGCCGCGACAGCCATTGCTACAGCGGTCTCAGGAGTTGAAACACGAACGGGTTTAGTAACAGGTGTGGCCTGATCAAACAGGCGATAGACACCGCGACCAACACGGCGCTTAACATCATTCACAAGCCAATTAGGATAATCCAAAGCATACTCAGCACAGACAGCCTTGACCTGCTGGCGAGTGATGGTCTGGATGTCATCATACTTGTCTTGAACGGCAGAGAGAAACTGCATACGGTCAACAGTCTTAGGCATTTCGGTCACTTCCTTGTTTCATCATCATTATGGATGGATTATAGGATATCAGGTGGCTTTTGTCAAGCCACCTTATCGATGAACCGCTTCAAAAGGATGCGGTTTACGGACTTTTTGTTCGAAAACTTCATAAATTCCTTTGTAATCTTCGACTTCGACATGTTGGAATCAACACTCAGGTTGTTTTCCGTATCTTTCATAGCCGAGGTATTGATGATGTAGTAATCATCATAGCCACGAGATTGCACAGGAACAAACTTGTTTTCACTCCAGAATTTACGCATCGTTTCAGAAAACTTCGGATCAACATTGTATCCGAAGAACTGGCTCTGAAGCCGATTATAGGCCGAATAATCATACAGATAGAAGCCGATCAGGTTCACACCGGTACGATCTTTCAAACGCTTCAACAGGTTGACGGTGACTTCTTCACCATACATCGTATCAGCATTGAAGTGGTATTCTTTACCAGTTTCTTTGTCTTGAAGGATGTATTTGTTGACGGCCTTGGTGAAATAATCATGGTATTTGGTGATCTGCATACCTTGTATACCACTGATCTGATTTGACTCACCATCGGTCAGGAAGATCACGTTGACGATCTGAGCCTTGCTAGAAGCCTTGAAACGATTAACGATCTCTTCTGTAGCCACAATAGCCTGATTGAGAGGCGTGCCACCCATAATATCACACTTGGTAGGTGAACGAGCCATGGCCCAGAGCATAGTGTAAGCTTCGATCAACTCATTAGCCTTCATGCGAGATGAAAGGATATTTCGCATAGTGAAGTTTTCGAGTTTAATATCACCGATCTGGCTATCAAAGCACTCACCGCGTTGGCTGTATTCATAACCATTACGGTCGCGGAAGATATACACTTCAAAAGGGATCTGAGTCCGTTTGCAGAACGAGGTCAGGCTGATCAGTTGCTTGACGGTTTCTTTGATGTTACCGCTCATAGAACCAGACCAATCAAGCACCATGACGAAGCCGTGGTTCTTGCCTTCAGGAATGATAGACTGACGACGGAAGATGTCTTCGTTGTATTTATACGAATAAATCTTGTTCGTGTCAATCACACCAGTCTTAGCAATCGAAATGCGAGAGAAGATGTCCGCAGACTTCTTCATTTCAAATTCTTTCACCATGAAAGAGATTGTCGCATTGTCTTCATTGCGATACTTCACCATATCATTACGGACCGTGGTGATCCAGCTGGCAGGATCATCAAAGCCTTTCTCTGAGAAATAAGCTTTCTTGTTCTGAGCAAGAAATTCTTTGTAGTCGCTCAGTATATTTTTGATGTTAACCTTAGGCACAGTGACATAGTTATATTTGGTCTTGTCATTGGCCAAAAGCTGGTTCATCTTCTTCTGCCAAGCATTGTCAGTCTCAGATTCAGGAACATATTCGCCTTCGTTTGAAGAACCAGACTGAGAGTTTTTAGGCTTTTCGTCCGACTCGGCTTCAATGTCACCTTCACCACGCATAGACGAAGAGGTATTATTGGTCGGAAAATCTTCATCTTCGTCTAGACCATCAACGGGAAAATCTTCATCATCTTCATCATCGATCCAAGCGAAATCATCTCCTTCATCACCTTCATCAGAAGGTCGACCAATCTTCAAAGTTTCCATATTCTGTTGCTGTTCTTCACCTTTGTTCTTCGCATACTGGAAGACGGCTTCGGTGATTTCAACAACCTCATCGAAGGTTTCAGCGGCCTCAATACGCTTGACGAAAGGCATTTCCTCAGACGAGAACTTGATACCTGCATTGAAGCCGCCTTTGAAATACATGTTCACGCGGTCAATGAAAGAGTAAGAATTAACCTCACGGTTCGCCGTGCCAAAGAAGTCACGGTCGATCAATTCTTTGTAGCCGATCAGATAGTTACGGCGCGAGCCAGGATAACGGCGCTTTTGACGTTTATCAATACGGGCATCTTCGATGACATTGAGAAAGCCTTTGACAGCCGACAGTGTATCATCGTTTTTGTTACCGCAGATTTTCTCTGCGATACTTTCCATGCCTTTCATCCAGCCATCAGCAGGAGTATCAAGGGCGTGGCCCACCTCATGAACGACCAACATGTCTTCAAGGTCATTGGAGATATTTTGCCACACGGGAAGGATAAGGACACGGGACTTAATATCAAAAGAAGCGGTTTCAGCCGAAGCATCCCGCTGAATTGAGATATTTTCCGTAGCCAGTAGTTTAGCTAGAAGTGATTTGGATTGAGACATAAGATCCTCGCTCGATTAATTGAGACCATTATAGGAGGATTTGGCGCACCTGACAACCATTATTTTTGCATAGCTGGTATGCACCAGGCGCGTAACAGAATTTGTTACATATGATGAAAGGTCGGAAACAAATTCCGACCTTTCTTTTTTTAATCAGGCAGCTTCCTGTTCCTCTTCATCATACTCACACTCATCATAATCAACACCAATGGAATTACTCAATAGGCTGTTTTGCTCTATCCTTTGAAGCTCAACCAACTCATCCATCGTATAATGAAGCATCTTACCATTATTAATGGCATCGAGTTCTTTTGTTGTATCTTGAGGAAGAAAACCAATAAACTCCCAAGGAAATTTGCCAGTCTCTTTGTAATACTCAAACGAAGTTAACATCATATCTTCATAAAGCTGAAGCTCTCTGAGAATGTTAAGTCGTGTACTAATCAAAGAACCTTCACTATCAGGATTCTTAGCATGACCGACTATATACGCCTCTTTACCATTATTATGGAATT